AACCACAAGGTTCTCGATTCAGCTAGGGGCAAGTGCGCCAACAATGGAGCATCACAAAACCCCAATGTTAACCCAAGCCCTTAATGATGAGTGGCTTAACTCCAATGCCGACCAAGTGTTCTCAACTGCCTTGACATGGGCTTTGGTGTACAACAGTACCTTTATCAAGCTGGTGTACCGCAAAGGTATTCAAGTGTACATGATTGAACCTTCCTCAATGGGTGTGTTGCGAGAAGATAGCCCCTATGCAGACCGCCAAGAGGCGATGGTGCAAACGTATTACATTACTCGCAGCGAACTCTTAGACCGCCTGTATAGCCACCCACAACGTGAAAAAATTATGCAACGGGTGACAACGGGTGTGCGGGTTGCAGAATCGGATATTCCAGAGGGAGTGAATCGCATTATTACCTCCCAATCTAATCCTGTTCTCAGTGGTAATGTCAATTTAGAACTCTACGGCACGAATCGGTACAAGGCACAAGTGGCTGAAGACATGGTGGAGATGCGAGAGTTATGGATTTGGAATAGTGATACGGGCGATTATCAAGTGGTGACAATGGCAAGTCCTGGAGTGTTGCTTTACGATCGACCAGGCGAAACCATGTTTCTTAAAGGCGAATGTCCGTTTGTGCAGATTTGTCCTGTGCCGCAATACGATTATTATTGGGGTGCTTCTGAGGTTTCGAAGTTAACCAACCTACAAACTTTGCGCAATACCCGTATGGCAGAGATTTTAGACATTTTGGCACGTCAAACTAATCCGCCAAGAGTGTTTTCGGGCTTAGGCGGTATCTTAGATGAGAAATTTACGGCACTGAACTTTCCAGGCACCCATATTTCTTCAGACATGCCAGGTGCGAAGGTTGATAACCTTGCCCCAGAGATGCCGTCTGATTTATTTGAGGTCATCCACGAAATTGATGCCATGTTTTCGGAAGTATCGGGTATTTCGAACGTCTTGTCGGGTAAAGGCGAGTCGGGTGTGCGTTCACAAGGACATGCAAGTCAATTGGCAAGGTTAGGTAGCTCAAGAGCCAAAAAACGTGCTTTAATTGTAGAAGATAGCTTAGAAAAAGTAGCTACTTTGTTCTTGAAGTTAATGAAACAGTATGACAACACCTATTTCAAAGATGTAGATGGAAAGCCGTTTATTGCCGAACAATTTACGCATGATTTTGTGGTAAAGGTAGATGCGCACAGTAATAGTCCTATTTTTACGGAAGACTTGAAGCAGTTGGCATTTAATTTATTTAAAGCGGGTGCAATTGATAAGAAATCTTTACTTGACTTATTAGAGCCCCCTATGAAGCAGTTGCTTTTAGACCGATTGAAACAACGAGAAGAAGAAGAAAAAAGAAACCCTCCAACACAAAAAGAACCACCAAAAAAAATGAAAGATGATGAGTAATGGAAGATTTTTCTCAATATTTTGATTACAAAAATAATTGTTTGTATTGGAAATCTGGAAAATTAGCTGGGTGGAAAGATAAAGACTATCAAAAAGTTCAGTTTAAAAATAAAAATTATTATGCCCATCAAATTATTTTTGCTTTACATCATGGGTACATTCCTAAATTAATCGACCATATTGACAGAAACCCACAAAACAACTGTATTGAAAATTTAAGAGAAGCAAATAAATCTCAAAATCGTCAGAATAGTAAATTAAATAAAAATTCGCTATCGGGAATAAAAGGTGTCCATTGGTCAGAAAAAGCAAAAAAATGGCGAGTCTCGTTTAAAGTAAATGACAAATACAAATCTTTTGGTTATTATTTTGATATTGAGTGTGCAAAATTTATAGCAGATGCTATGCGTAATAAATATCATGGAAAGTATGCAAACTAATGGCGCAAGGCACAGTAGCACCAAAAGCAGATCAGCCAAGAGTGACCACACAATCACTCAAGCGGAGTGACTCTGCGCCCGCCATGCAGTACAAAACAACAGGCATTAAAAGTTTTAATCGGGGCTCGAACAAAAATTACGGACGAGCCACGAGGGGATAAAAACGGTTTTCCCGTGAGAAGGAAAAGGGTGTTGGCTGCCAGCCCTAATTGGTGGACGCTATCGCAACAGGAGCTTACCATGCGTAAAGGAAGAAAAGGCCGTAAAGGTCGCAAATAATATTGCCTTAGGGTAATAGTTTCTCTTTGAAAGGCGGAGAATAAATGCCTTTCACTTATTTAAAAAAACTATGAAAACATTAGAACAACGTCTAAAAAAATATTTAATGCCCTTACCTTTTACAGGGTGTGATCTTTTTATTGGTGTTACTGATCGATTTAATGGTTATGGTATGTTGACTGTAAATGGAAAAAAAGAAAAAGCTCATCGAATTGCATGGAAATTGTATAAAGGTGAAATACCAAAAGGCTTTGAATTATTACATTCTTGCGATGTTAAAAGTTGTTGCAATGTAAATCATTTAAAAATTGGCACCCACGCTGAAAATATGAAGGATGCCAGTGTTAGAAAAAAATCAAAAAGCGGTATTCAAAAATTAAATAGTAACGATGTAAAAGAAATTAGAAGTAGTAATCAACTTTTAAGCGAATTAGCAATACAATACAACGTAACAGAAGCAACCATTTCAAGAGCGAAAAATTTTGTGCATTTCAAGTAGAACTTGACATTTTGCAAAAAAGGTTTAATCTTTCTTGTAATTAGATAGGAAATTAAAATGAGCATGCCCCCCGATCAGTTGATGAGCTTGTTGAAAAACCAAAAGGACAAAGCGACTCCTACGGGAACTCCGCCTGTGCCAGAAACAGGTGGCGGCATTTCAGACCCTTCTGCTCCTCCAATGGCTTCACCAATGTCCACCCCCGAACCAAAGATGGGTGAACGGGAAGCATCCTTACTGAATATTTCAATGGCGATGGATTTGTTAGAACAAGCCTTGCCAGCTCTCGGTAGTGAATCCGAAGAAGGACAAAAAGTCTTGAACGGTATCCGTACCTTGACTACTATCTTAGGTGCAAAGAAATCCAAAGTAAATTCTTTGCAACCGACTGAGATTATGCAAATGTTACAAAATTTACCTCAAGCGGGCGGTGCTACGCCAGAGGGTAAAGCAATGCAACAAGCACCATTAATTCCTGGCATGTCACCTGGTGGTGCGCCTCCTCCAATGCCTCCAATGGGCGGTGGAGCGGGTGGTCCTCCTCCTGGTATGCCACCACCACAACCAATGTAAGGGAAATAAAATGGAACTTTTTAAACCAAGAGGTGCAGCATCTCCAAGAAGACCAACTGACAACAATCAGAAAAATGGTCAAATTGTTAACACTCCCCGCTTTTCGCAGTTTGGCGGTTTAGATGGAATCAGCAAGGGTGGTTATAAAAATCAAATGACCACATCCAGACCTGGTGACACCAAAAAAGTTATTTAAACGAATAGGGGATAAATATGTCTTTAGAAGATCTATCATTTGAACAACGTGATGAGTTAGCCATGTTAGCCAAGCAATTGGCTGACAACCCAGAAACTAGGGAAAACTTTTTACGTTTGACCAAACAAGTTAAGCCAGACTTAACGATTCCAGAACTCGCTCTCAAAGATGATTTAGCCAAACAATTGAAAGTGTCGCAAGACAGTTATCAAAAGTTAGAGGCAAAGTTTAAGCAAAAAGAGCAGATGGAAAACTTACAAGAACTTCGTAATCGTTTAGTGGAAGATGGTAAAGCATCTAAAGCTGATATTCCAGAGATTGAAAAATTGATGGTTGAAAGACAAATTAACGATCACGAAACTGCTGCTGATTATTTTAGATGGATGAAACAAGCAGCAACACCGACTTCTGATGCGTCTATGGGTTACAATCCCAACGTAATGAAGAAATTTAACCTTGAGTCATTCATGAAGAATCCAATTCAAGGGGCAAGAAATGAAGCAGCATCGGCACTGGCTGATCTACAAAAGAATCGTAGACCAATCGGTATTTAATAGTAAGTAGGGGATATTTACTTTAGGAGTTGATTATGCCAATAGGCGGAGGAATAGTACCAGCTTCGGGTAGTGCGCAATATAACGAATTAACCTACGTTACTAGACGTGCATTTGTCCCTAAGATGGTCGTACAGTTATACAATAGCACACCACTCATGGCAGCATTGATTGGCAACAGTCAACAAGCCTCTGGTGGTGTTTCTCAAATCTCCGTCCCAGTACAAGGTGCGCCGTTTGTTAATGCGCAGTGGTCAGACTACTCTGGTAGTTTTACACAACCTTCAGTACAACAAGGTGCGTTTTTATCTGAGTTTAACCTCAAATTAATGATTTCTCCTGTACCGTTTCTCGGTATGGAAGGTGCAGTTCAACAAGACTACGCAATCATTCCTTTGATTGAAGCTCGTATGAACGATACAACCAACGTCATGCTCGATGCAATGGCAACTGCGTTGTACACCAACACAACTAATACACAACAGTTTATTGGTTTGCCTGGTGCAATTGATGACGGTACAAACTTAGCCACTTACGGAAACATTAACCGTTCTACTTACGGTTGGTGGAAATCTAAAGTGTATAACGCTGGTAATGCAAACCCAACTCGTCAAAACGTGTTGCAGTACATTTCTGGTACAGTAAAGAACGGTGCAGAAGTGCCAACCTTTGCGGTGTGTGGTTTTGGTACATGGACATTATTGGCTCAAGACTTTGTGGGTCAAGAACAGTATGTCATTACTCCAGGTCATGCGTTTGATGGCGATAGCAATGGACCGCAAGCTGCGTTCAGAGCCTTGATGGTTGCTGGTGTTCCAATTTATCCAGACCCATATTGCCCAGAAGGTACGATGTACTTCATTAACTCAAATTACCTCAGTTTATACATTCATGATCAAGGATCATTTGTATTTACAGGCTTTGAGTCCACTTTACCTAACTGGCAAATTGGTTATGTTGGTGCAGTGTTAATGATTGCGGAATTAGTATCTGTTAAGCCGAAATCAATGACCCGTGTCACTGGTTATAACTCAATTTCACTATAAGGAGCGTATAACATGGCACTCGGTCTAAATAAAATCTTATTAGCAAATGCAAATACCAACACTCCTGGCGCTTACCCGCAAAC